GTCCGCATTTGCCGCCGTTTGGTCTATCGCGTTTTGTGCTACCTTTTGCGCGCGGGCGAATTTATCCGAGTCAAATTCGAGTTCGAGGCTCTTTTGCAATGCGTTTAATTCGGTTTGCGACTGTTGCGCCGCTTTCCGCATAGACGACATTTCTTTGTTGAAAGACGACGCGTCCGCGCTGATTTCAACGGTTAAGCCTCTAATACTTTCCGCCATTTGCCGAGCCTCCTTTTAAGAATTTGACCGCGTCGCTTTGTGATACGTCGCGCACGGTAGTATTTGTTTCTTTTGCCTTTGCCGCCCGCATTTGTCGGATCATTTGCTTTAAGTTCGCAATATCAATCGACATAATCAAAACGTAAAGGTCGTTAAAATGCGAGTTGCGTATAAACACGTCTTGTATTTCGTGTTCGACGCACTTTTGCATTATCGTTATGTATCGCGGCACGGGTAGGGTTTTATTTTGGTTGTCGGCGGACGGTTCAAGCCGTTTGTAAATCGCCAACAACCGCATAAATTCCTCGCCGTGCGTTACAAGTTTTTTGAGTTTGCCGTTGCCCCTTGAAGTGCAATTTCAAAAACGTACTTGATTTTGTCGGTAAGGGCGGTAAGATACTCGCCGTCCGCCAAATCAAACAACTTCAAAAACGACTTGTAATCGGGGAGTTTGTCGCTGTCTATAAAGCAATAGAGGGCTTTTAGATTTGACAAAATGTGCGCTTTGCTATCGGCAAGCCCCGCTTTGCCGATACGTTCAACGTAGGCAAAGAGAGTTTCCGTTTTTGCTTGCGCGGGAAAGTTAGACTCCCAACGTTCCTCGGCAAACAACGACGTATCAATGCCGATTTCAATTTCGCTTTTATTGACGACGAGTTTTCCGTCGCCGTCAATTTCTTTTTCAAGTAAGGGTAATTTCGTTTTTATCACTTTTCAAGCCCTCCGCGCTTTTATTCCGCCATAGTCGGCAAAATGACTTCTTCGCCGAACGTATCGAAATCGGTATCGTCGGGGGTAACGGTCATTTGCCAAACAATAACTTCGTTGCCCTTGTCGTCGAGATACTTTTGACCGTTTGCCGCCAAAAGCGGAGTACCGCCGATTTCGAGTGCGGTGTCGAAAGATGACTCGTTAATATCGTCGGTAGTTTGGTCGAAAGACTCGGCGGGGCGGGGGGGCGGTTCGCCGTAAAACATAGTTTTTGCAAGCACGGGTGCGCCGTCCTCGTCAATGCCGCACGTTTCAAAGTAAATAACGTGCGAAATATTTTTGACTTGCTTAATATCTGCAAGCCCTTGTTTCGTCTTGATTTTGCGACCCATTGCGATTTCGTACGCGTCGCAAACGTTGTTTTGAGTAAGCGTCGCCGTCTTGCCTTTTTCGTTTACGATATGGACGATACGGCGTCCGTCGCCGTAAATCTTCTTTACGGACGAGTCGTTTTCAAGCGCAAGTTTCATTGACGTTCCCATATCTTGAAACGCCCCGAAAGAGCCTTGCGCGGTGGGTACTGCGTACTTCACGTTTTGCACGTTGAAACGTACAAGAGTTTTTTTATTTGCCATTGTTAGATCCTCCGTTTTGGATAGTTTTTTTGATTGCGTCAAAGACTTGCGGCTCGGTACTATCAAAGCACCGACGAATAAAGCCCGCGTGCGGCGATTTTTCGGCGTATTCCAACACGTTTGAAAGCGGTATATTTTCTTTACCGCCGCCGTTTACCGTCTTTGTGTTGCCGACGTATCGGCGATCTTTGTATTTTGTTTTGATTTCCCAAGAGTCCGCCATTCCGCCCGTATCGCGCGGGGTTGCTTGTTCAACGGCTGATTTGAAAACTTCCGCGCCCGCTTGTACGGCGTTTTGTCTTACGTCGAACGACGAGCGTTGAAAGTCCGTCAAAATTTCCGTCAATGCGTCGGGCATATCTTCGAGCGCGATTTTGCCCGTCGATATGTTTTTCGTTTTAGCCATTGTCCGCCACCTCAAAATAAACAAACTCGACGTTAAGTCCTCGATACGGATTGTCTATATCGGCAATATCGCTTGCGTCATTTGCAAGTCGAAAGCGTTTGTTACTCAAAACCGCGTTTTTGACCGCTTGCAAGCGTGCTTGCGCGTCCGTATAGCGCGGATCGGTCTTTTCGTACGAGTAGTAGTAATTGACGTCGATATACACGCGGGAAAGCGTACAAGCACCGTCGCCGAAAGTGTGCGGGCGGTTGCTTACAACACGAAAAACAACGTACTCGTCCTTATTGACTGCCACGTCGGAATTTTCGATATAATCCGCGTCCACTCTTCGCAAGTGGTTTGACAATACGCCGTAGGGGAGTAGTGTATCGTCAAGGATTTTTTGTATAACCGTCCTAACGTCCATTATCTAACCTCGTATTTTTTGACTTGAAATTCGAGCATTTTGTTTTGCTGAAGGTAATTGTCCGCCGCCGCCGCGAGTTTGAAAGCGTGCGCGTCGTCGATAACGCCGTTAAGGTATATGCGGACGTCTTTTGTTATCAAGGCGTCGTAAACGGCTTTGACGTACGGCATACGCACGCGGGCGGGGCGGATAACGCCGTCGGACTGTTGTTGTATAGCCGCCGCCCCGTAGGACGAAAGCCATTCGACGTAAAAACAATCGGTCGTTATCGGCTTGCCGTCGTCGGTCGTTCCGATATTTACTTTGATTGTTTCCCATTCCGTCGCCGCGCCGTTGCCCGCAACGTATCGCGTCTTTTGTACGGCAAAACGTACAAGAGTTCTTTTTTCTTTTACCGTTTGCGCCATACTACCTCCGCATTTGCGAAATCAACGCAACGATCATACCGTCTTTTTTTACGATTTCGTCGGGCGTGCCTTTATCGACTGCGTCGGCGTAAATAGCCTTGACGGCATACGCGCGTTTGCTTGTTATAAGTTCCGCGGGAACACCGCTTGCGCGCATAAATTCCTCCGCCGCGTCGATAGAGTCTTGCACTTCTTGTTTTTTGTGCGGGTCTGCGTCATAGTAGCCCATTTTATAGAGAATTTTATCAACTTCTTGCATTGTTGACCTCCTAAACGTTTACCGTTGCGTATCGGCTATGCGCCCGACCCGCACGAAAAATCAAGCGAATT